CTACGACCGTGGTGCTAATATCACGACTAGGAACCTATATGCTCGACCGGGGCGTTGGATCGCAACCGATGGACCACCAGAAAATGCAGTTTCCCCAATGAAAACTGATCTTTCCGGCCTCACAGTCGCGGACTCGAAAATCGCCCAAGTCCGAGAATTCCTCCAGATGGGAACAGGCATCGTGGATGACGCTGTGCAAGGACTCTCTGGTGACTCTCGCCAGACCGCCCGAGAATTCATTGGACGACGAGAAGCAGCCGGAACACGCCTGCTCCTAGAGTCGCGTATTTACGAGGAAATGTGCCTAGAGAAGATGGCGAATATGTTCGTCTCTCTCGACAAGCAGTTCCTCTCTACCCCCGCCGAGATCTTAATCCTCGGAACTGGGGCCGTAATTGATCCAGTCACAGGGATGCCGGTACCAACTTCCCGGGAAATTCTGACAGACTACGATCTAGTGCCAAACTACGCCGCGAGGGCGGTTGGTGCTACGAGTGGATTGTCAAAGGGAATGAAGCAAGAGAGACTCCTTCAATTGCTCCAGGCAATGGCTTCCCCAATTGGTCAGTACGCCATGGGCCAGATTAACGCTGTTAACTTCTTCCGCGGCATCTTCCGCGAATTTGAAGTCGAGAATATCGACGAAATTTTCCAGCAGAATCCCATGCTGATGGCCCAAGCACAGGGGGCACAAGGTGCAATGGGTGCTCCCCAGGGTCCGGGAACGCAGAATATTCCTACCTCGGGGCAGATTGTCCAGGGTTCGGGTCCTCTTCCACTGCCGGGTGCCCAAGGTGTCCCAGCAGGATCACTAGAGGATACCCTTCCTCCAACATAAGAAAGGCTCCTAATGGCCCAATTTTCGGATATTTTCGATGTCTCTAATCTAGATGACTATAAACTTGGTCACCTACAATTCGTCCTCAACTCCCCTAGTTATAGTGATGTTTTCAAACCATACCTAGTGGCGATCAGAAATGGCCTCAATACAAAACTTCTCGACCCCTCGAAGGGTCGACAAGAAGGGTATCCTGATGATTTTATTCGCGGGGGAATTGTCACAATCGACGGCCTCCTGGCTCTCTTCGAACGATTGATCGAAGAAACTAGTATTGAAATGTTGGCCCGGTCACAGCAGGAACTTACCGGGGAACAGCAATACGAGAGATTGAGAGAAGAGGGGAGAATTAGACCGATGACAGGGGTGGCGACACCAGAGGAGGATTTTCTCGCACCTGAAGAAGATTTCTAAGTGAATTGAAGCGTGGCCCAAGAACCATAAACCAAAAACAAGCGATCATGGGGGATTATAGTACCCTCCTTTTCGAGACAACCTCAGAAGGAAACCATTATGAATGACGCCCGAACTGCTAATCAACTAGAACAAGCACTACACCAGAGTATTTTGGAATCAATCGTGGAACCAGATGTCATCCAAGCCATGGATAAAATCGGCTGGAGTGAGACTGGTACCCCAAGCGAGCCGCAGGTACCGGACAACCCGGCATCGACGGTCGCCCCGGACACCCATAAGCCTGAGACCACTACACCGGACAACCCGGTGGCAGCGGCTCCAGCAGTAACTCCGGACCCCGTAACAGCCAGCCCCGAGGGACGAATTGACTGGGAAGCCCTTCGTGATCCAAACGGCCTGATTATCGGTAAGTACAAGACCGAAGCAGACGCCGTTAGGGGTGTGGGACACGCTGTTACGATGGCAAAGCAGGCGTTCTCTGAACGTGATGCGCTACAACAGCGAATCCGTGAACTAGAGACGCGAACAACTTTGTCGACTCCCACCCCAGTCACTACCGCGCCTGCACCAGTGGCACAACTAGAGACGGATCTTGATGTTGTTGTCAATGAAATTGTTCAGGAAGGCGGCCTCATCGATGAAGCTACCGCGCCTAAGTTGCGCGCCGCTGTTCGTGAGGAAGCAAAGAGGGTAGCCAGGGAGCTAATGACGGAGGCAGACTCCGTAAAGGCAAAAGACGAAGCGGCCTGGACAGAAGTCGGAAGTTACATGCAGAAGAATCACCCAGATTCGGTTAACTTTACTCAGGAGATCAATGTTTTCATCGCCTCTGACCCAACGGTACAGAAGACGGTGGCGACTCTCTTGCAGAGCGGGGATCGAGTCGGAGCGACTGAATATGCGTGGCTTCGCTATAACACTGCCCGAAACGCACAGGTGACAGCAGGAGTAAATGCTGATCTAGCCCGGAAGGAAGTTCAGCTAGAAGCTGCTGATCAAGTGCGACGTGAGGCAGTTGACGCGGCTCGTAGAGACGCAGGAGTGGTGACAACCATCGCGACTGGAGTCCACGAGAATCCGAACACTAGGTCGAATGAAGATGAAATTGCGGCTGCGGCCGCAGAAATGGAGAGGACTGGCCTCGGGGATCGTTGGCGTAGCTTAGTCTACGGCAAATATCTTCAGAACCCAGTATTTGACTAAACCGCTCATTAGTGAGCAGGAACAACACCAATGCCAGGAACTAGCGCACCTGGTAATTTTGGCGTATACAAAACTAGTATGACGCCTGGAGTGGGTCCTAATAAGGAAGACCTACTCGATCAGATTACCAACATTGATCCATGGGATACTCCATGGGTCTCGCAGGCTCCTAAGGTTATGGCTCAGCACGTTTATCACCAGTGGCTGATCGATACCTTGGGCTCAACAGACACCACAGGTGCTATCGAAGGTGCGGATTACGCATACGATACTACCACAACCCCAAGCCGTGATTTCAACGTCACACAGATTCTCCGTCAGGATATCGGTGTGTCGGAAACACAGCGGGCAATCAACAGCGCAGGCTTCAAGGACTTGTATGCCTATGAAATTCAGAAGGCAACCAAGCGTCTAGCGATTAAGCTAGAGAAGACTGTGTTCGCTAATCTGACCACATCAACAGGTGCCTCAGCGTCTACTGCACGGCAGATGAAGGGTTTCCAGTCGTTCTTGGTGACCAATACTGCATACGCTGGTGCTAACGCTGGTGGTGGGGGTGATGCTACCCATGATGGTCAGCTAGCGGCTGGCGACTTCAATGACATGTTGGAGCGTATTTACGTGGCCGGTGGAAATCCCGAGCAGGTCTACGTATCTCCAAAGGTCAAGCGCCAGATTAGCGCATTCACCGTCCCAGGCGCTGCTACGGGTACGCCTTACGCCCGTAATATCGCTGCTGTGGATAAGAAACTTATCTCATCGATTGACTTCTACGATTCAGACTTCGGTCTAATCCAGGTTGTCCTAGATCGCTGGGTGCCAGAATCGACGAACACTGTGACTGCTACCGCGTCAGCAACTGCGACTGGCGGACAGATGTTCTTCCTACAGCGTAATATGAACCGTCTAGCTTGGCTACGTCCGATGACTCACCAGTTGATCGGCAAGCGAGGCGATTCGGTCGCTGGTATCATCGTTGGTGAAGTCACACTTGAAGTTCTAAGTGAGAAGGCCAACGGTCGTATGCTTAGCGTTAACAACAAGAGCGCTGTTACCTAATCAGTAACTAGCTAATGATGGGATGGGGGGCTAGGGCTGGTACCGAACCCCCCTGATCATCTACTTGGAGAGTACATGGCAAAGGATGTAAATTGGACTAGGAATGCTGCCGACTCGCCTAAGACGGGACCAGTAATGGAAATCCATCCGGCGAATCCTGGCGGAAATCCTCTTGAATATCTCGAAGGAGAAGCTCTTACTGCCAAGGACGCCGCAGACAATGGGAAGGCTGATGGAGATAATCCTTCATACGCCATGCCCCCATTTGCGAACGGTCAAGACCTACGGAATAGGGGCTAAGGAGACAAAATGAGTCTACCAACTCCATCAAGAGAACAAATTCAGAAACCAGGGTCTGAGGGACGTTGCCCGCCTGAAAAGGTGGATGGTGACAATCCTTCTTACTCAGCATCAATTACAATCGGCAATCACGTACTGAAGATTGATCACAGTGGCGGGTCTAAGTCCGATCCTGCTCCGGCGATGCCCGGGGCGTAAGGAGTAGTATGAGTGCTGGACTTAAGATTAGCCGAATTAAGTCCAAGAACAAGGCTCACATGGATCTTCTGGGGGAAGTTCTTTCCCCAGAAGTTCTCCATGCTAGAGTTCCTCGTCTTGGAGAAGTCGCTGAAGCACGTGCCGCCCATAGAGCTAGGGTAGAGACAATCTCAAAACTAGGCGGGTTAGGAAACACAGGATTCAACAAAAGTAGAACCATGCAGTATGTCGCCAACATCGATCAATCAGTTTGGAGCGCTGTACTGGATGTTTTTGCCCGCATCGACCCTATTTCCGGGGAACCGATGGATGATGGACTACTCTACAAGACAGACGACCGAGGGAACATCGTAATTAATAGAGATTTCTTCTACGCTCTCCTCGCTGGTCCTCTAAAAGATCATGATATGCGGGGTAAGATTACCCTCATGTAAGAAAGGAACAAGATGCCTAAAGACAATCGTCTCTATATTTGGGCCTCGGACACAGCGAGAAACTCAAACGCTTGTTCGTATTATCGAATCACAGCCCCCTTCGAGGCCATGGAAAATCTCGGCCTTTGTCATAGATATATCGATACAGGGGAACGCTCTCGATACGATCTAAGATCGATGATCCAGGCGGATGTTTGCCAGTTCTATTCCCTCGGGGGTGAGTACACTCTTCACCAAATCGAGAGCCTTAAGGCAATTAATCCTGCCGTGCGCCCACAGGGGGACCCAACATTCCCCCCTGTCTGCGTTTACGACTTAGATGATAATACAGATTTCGTCCATCCAATGAATCACACTTTCGTGTCGCTCGGAGTTCGGACATACCCAGATGCTCGCCTTCTACGCCCTGGCGAGCAACTCGAAGTTGAGTGGCCGGATGGTACCCGAGAGACAATGTGGGAAGATCAGTTTTCTGAGAATGACGGGGCGGTTTTCGACATCGAGAGAAACCTACACCAGATGAAGACCCGCCACCAGATCATCCGAGCCTGCCATGGCATGACTGTCTCCACACCAGATCTAGCCTCCTATATTAAAGAAGTAGTTGGTCAGCCCAGTGTCTATGTATTCCCGAATTCAATCAACATGAAGGACTACGAGAGTTTCAATGTCGTGCGGGATGATCCTGACGAGATTAGAATCTTTTGGCAGGGTTCCATGTCACATTGGGTCGATTGGTACCCACTCCGAGACGCTATCAAGACAGTTGCCCAGAAGTACCCCAAAGTTAAATGGGTAATGTGGGGTTCTTGGTTTGGCTGGGTCCATGAAGTAATCCCCGATGATCGAGTAGAACACTATGGTTGGACGGAATACGCTGCGTATAAACTTCGCCGTGGTCTCATGAATATCGACATCAATCTTTGCCCACTAGCGAAGAATTCTTTCAACCGCTGTAAGTCCGCAATTAAGTGGTATGAAGCCTCAATCTGGAAGAATCCAGAGGCGACACTTGCCTCAAATGTCCACCCATACAATCTAGAAATGGTGGATGGTGTGAATGGTATGCTGTACAGTACCCCAGAGGAGTTTGTCCAGAAGCTGTCGGCTCTAATCGAGAACGCAGAACTTCGGAAGAAACTGGGTGAAAATGCTCGTAAATGGGTACTAGAGAATCGGACAGTGGAGAAAACTGTTCCAGGACTACATGAGTACTTTCAGGAACTTAAACTAGAGCAGAGAGCGAAACTTAAACCAAAGGTGGTCGTGAGCACCACGGCTGACCTGAAGAAACTCCTCTCCGCCCCGAGGTAACAATGGCATCAACCCCAGGGAATGTCCACCTTTCGATTACCCGCGCTAATGCAAAAATCTATATCGCTCGGATTCTTGGTGGAGCCAAAAACCAGGACATTCTCGCGATGGCCGAGGAAGCACTTCTTCGTGGGTTCAATGACTGGCAGACAGAAAAAGATTGGGAATTTCTCCTAAAAGATAATACCGGGAGTTTTACTGTTGAGACAGTAGTTCTAGCGAATGGAGTGGCACTTATTTCCGCTCCAGTTGCGTCGGCATTTGATGGAGTTAATGTAGGTATCACAGTGTCCGGGTCCGGTATCCCCGCGAATACTACAGTTTCCTCCTATACGAGAAACGCAGACGGCTCAATTGCGACAATTACTCTATCTGCTGCCCCATCTAGTCCAACTTCCCCAGCGACATTGACATTCGGTGGGACACTACCGATTGTAGCTGGAACAAGCGACTATAATCTCCCGACAGATTTCCATAAGCACTATGGCATTAGACTCTACTCTGCTGTCCACCGGGAATTAACATTTATCCGCCCGCGTGATTGGAATCGAACAACAATCAATCATGAGACGAATGGAACAGTTGAGGGATTCACAATCTACAATGCTAATAGCGCGGGAACGCAGAATAAGGGAACGTATCGACTTCGGACGTACAGAACGCCTACCTCAGCAGACATCGCCCTTCTTCAGTATTACCGAAGGTTCGATTCACTCGCTGATCCAATTGATATGGACGGGCAGTATCTTTATAAATTCCTTGACTACTGCCGTGGTCTAGCACTAAACGCAAAACGAGCATTTGACGATCCTACAACTTTCTTCTCGGATACGATTAATTCACTTCAGAAAGCGAAATCAAGTGATGAAGAAGTTACTGAGGACGAAGAAATTCGAATGAAAAGTCAGATGGAAATGTATATCGACCGCCCCGCACTTTGGAATAACGGGGATTTTGATAGATATTATGGAGGCAATTAACCATGCCAACTCCTGTTACCGAATTCCTTAACGGTGGCTTAGTCACCGCTCGGCACCCAGCGCTTCTAGCGCCAGGGGAACTGCAGCGGGCTGATGACTGTGTTTACCGAGATAAGGACACGTCTATTCAACGTGCGCCTGGACGGACTGTTTATAACAGTTCTGCCCTAGCGAGCGGGATCAAGGGGTTGGCATATCTTTCTTTTGACTCCAATACTGACCAACTCCTTGCTTGGGTTGACGGGGATACGACAAATTCGTATCTTTACAAGAGCCCATATACTACGATCACAGGCTCATTTACTATTCTAACTGGGCCAGGAACTGTCGCCTCATGTGTTCTTAACGGAACTACGACTATCACGGCTCCCTCGGGATCGTTCACTAATATGGTGATTGGCGCGAAGGTGGCGGGAACTGGAATTGCGACAGGGACTATTGTTACAGCAGTGAACTCAGATACGAATATTACTGTCTCCATCGACGCTACTGCCGGAACTGTTACTTTGACTTTCGACGCTGGGATTGCTTACGCTCTCCCAGATTCAAGTACTGGTGTTCTCGATAGTATTCAGTGGCAGGATACATATTTTCTTCTCCCAAAAAATGGCCCAGTAACAAGAGTCGGGTTTCGGGAATTTGCTACTTCCGGATCTACTAGTACTCTAGTAGCCCGTCGAGCCGGTCTTCTCCCTGTTACCCAGGCCCCAGTAGTCTCAACAGAGACTGGTGCTGGTTGGTCGTCTGTTCTAGGTAATGGATACTACTGGTTCTTGATCACGGAAATGATCTACACTGACAATCCGAATATCCCGGATGTTGAGTCTGGGTATCTTGCAAATGGGGGCAAAGCCGAAGTCACACAAATTTCAGCCTACGCTACTCAGTATATTCGTATTACATTCCCAACCCAATTGGCTAACGATGGGGCAAATGGAACCAATCGAGCGACTCACTGGGGAATCTATATGTCTGTTATCGGCCCAGGAGCCGCAGCATACGCTGATAACACAAACATGCCCTCAGCAGCGACCTTCCGCCGTGTTGCTGTCGTTCCGGTAGAGGAAACATCAAAAGATATCAAGTATACAAATACTTTCCAATTCAAATACCCAACGGCGGAAACAACCGGGGGCGGAATCCCAGCGTTTACTAATGCGTCTGGGATGAGAGCTCCGGGCGGAACATACGCCCAGGGTGTCTCAGGCGGTGCGAACACAATGCAGAGCATTGAGACAACTTTTGGTTTCGATACTGGTTCGCCCTACTCAGGATATACCGTCACTGGAATTGAAGTTTTTGTCGTCGCCAGGACAGGATATCTTTCAGGAAAAGCTGGCTACTACCTTGGTCTAGATAACAATTCAACAAAGGTTAGTAACTGGTCAGAACTCATTGTAAAAGATAGTTCTTCCTTCAGTTTGAAAATCACTGGAAGTCAATTTGATCGTTGGGGTGTTTCTTGGGTTCCCGCGGATATTGGGAATCTAAGAGTCAAGATTCTTAAAAGTTACACTAGCGGACTACAAACTCTCGAAGTTGATTATATTGCTGTTAAGGTCCACTACAGTGGAGCCGCAGTATCAACAGGGAGCCTCAATCTTGACGGTCCTCCTTATCAGGTTGTTACGTATCGTTCCCAAATTGGAACCACAGTGAGTGATCCTGTAAATTATATTATCCCCTCGGCAACTACTGGGGATATCTTCTCTGGCAGCCTAGTTCTCAATGATATTCTTAATCCATCACTAATTAGATACTCATTGGCGGGCGCACCAGAATCTTTCCCAAAACCATATGAAATGAAGTTCAATTCTCGTAAAAAGGATATTGTTACATGTATCCGCCGCGTCGGCCAGATCCTAGTTGTTGGGATGAGAGACTCGATCAAACGAGTTAATTACCTTCCGACAGAAGCAGACGTAGATTTTGGAAGGGGCCTTGCTCATGAAGACATCGTTACTGACCACGGAATTGTCGGTCCTCATGCTGCGACGTTATGCGACATCACTGGAACAGGAGTGGTCCTTGTGTATGCAGCGTATAATGGATTCTACTACACAGACGGGATCACATCCAGACCACTCAATCTCGACATCAAAATCGGAGATCTCGTCAATTCCGCCACACTCGGAACTGCCGTCCTCCGGGCCTATCCGAAAGAAAAATGGCTAGTCTTCTACTACTGTCCTAATGGAGCCAGCCACACTAAGAACACCAGAGCCATTGTCTTCCACTACTCCCCGGATAAGATTAAGGAGGGTGGGTATCTTCCCGCCCTCGGGCCGTTGACGATCTCCGGGAGAGCAGCAGCCGAGACATTGATTAGTGGCGTCTCATACCTTCTAACTGCCCATGATTCAAATGGGAAAGTTTATGTTGAAGATAGCGGAACAACCCAGGCGTCAGGATATCAGGTCCACAACTCTGTTGGAACTTTGGCAGATGCTCCGATCCAGCCGCTGATCAGAACTAGACGGATCTACCCATCAGGCTTTGAACGGGACGCGAGGGAGCAGAGGATTTACGTCCTCCATGATGCTCTCGGAAGCGCCTCCGTCACAGCGACGTCCAATACAACTGACGGCTCGACCACAGTCACATCATCAGCCGCATTCGGGAGTGTTGTTAAAGGGATGTTAGTTACTGGGACTGGCATCCAACCAGGAACAGTCGTCACAAACGTGGCTACTACTAGTAGCATCACGATTTCTGCCGCCGCCGAGGAAACAAATACTGGGATCACTCTTACTTTCGATACCGGAGCGATCTCATTAACTATGCGGGGCTCTGGAATTGACGAAGCAGTTCAAACTTTTGACACTTTCTACTATTCAACTACAGTTGGTGATCTATTGGTTTCGCACCATGATAACGTGAAGCAGGGGCTCGAACTTCAAATTGAGAAGGTCGTTCTACCAGATAGTTCTTCCGCTGATCTTGGAGTAGCAATGCGGCTCCATAATTTCACATATCTCGTTGAAGACGCTGGAACGGAGAGCAACAGACGAACATAATGAAAACTCTAAATGTTTCCAAAGAATGTCCCCGCTGGATGTATGAAGCATTTCGTGCTCTAGAGGCGAATGCTCGTTCAAACAGTATCGGACTCCAGTCGATTGACCGTGGGGAATCCCCCTTTAGTGGGGGTAACCCCCTCGGGGGTGTTATCGATCACGGACAATTACTCGGTCTATCACCAGATGATGATCACGACCAGTATGCTCTACTCCGTGGCCGTGTTGGTGGTCAGATTCTAAATGGAGGCACTCTCGGAAGTTCCCCTGCGGCCTGGGGAAATGTCGGTGATTTTATGTCCGACAGTCATAATTCTTCCTCAAGTTTATGGACAACCACTACTGCTGACGCAAGTGCCTCTGTCGGGGATATTATTGTTCTAGGACTAGTTACTAGTGCCTTTGTTAATAATACAACTGGTACTAGTAATTATCATTCGACAATCACTGACACACAAGGGAACACTTGGACAAAGTTATACGAATACCATTATTGCCCTGACGCATTCCTCAATGGTGAATGCTCAAGTTTGTGGGTTTGTCGTGTAGCGACAGCAATGACGATCTCTGTAGATACATTGACTGTGACATTGACTAATGCTGCCGTTAAGAAAGCAATTTCTAGTCATAGATTTTCGGGGACATCTGGAGCAACAGTATCTTTAACTACTAGTACAGTATTAACTGAATTCGGTGCCTCCCCTCTTCCCCCAACTTCACAAGCGATTTCTGGTTTAACAGCAGGAGAATATCTATACGTCAGACTCACGGGGATCAGCCGGGGGAGCATTGGCACTCCTGTTTCATACACTCCATCAAGTGGATACACAGAATTCTTCAGTACAGTTGCCCTTGAGCAAAGCGCCCAGGCCGCGGGGAGTCAAGGTGTATGTTCATTCACTGAATATTTGATCTCTACTGGGACAGGAAGTACAACTGACCCAACGACATCTGAAACATTTCCATACTGTACATCCATCATGGTGGCGTTGTCTTTAACGAGCACTTCATCAGATGGACCGTTGACACTTAGAGCATATAATTCTACTGGACCAAGTTCTATCACACTAGAAGACCAAGATATTAGTGAGTACTTCACTAATCATTATTTCTACGCGGTCGGCGGGACAGATCCGACAATCTACATTCGTGGGAGTGACGGTGCGATTATTGGAGATACCGCAACGACTGATCCCGGAACGGGGAAGTATCTTTACTTGATTGGTTTCAATAATGAACCGATCTCGGGGACCACTGGAATCACTAGCCGCGCCGCCGAGGTAGTTATCAGTACAGATGTAGTGATGTATACTGATAATCTCCAAGTATTTGAACGAAGTACTGACTATACTTCGGGGAATGGTTTCCAAGTCGCCACAGGGCTCGGTTTTGCCAATGTTACGAATTACGGTAAACTTACTGTCAATGGAATGTCGGGTGGTTCAGGTACTCTTTTTGACCACAATGCCGGAGGACTGACTACTGTAGACGTTACGATCCGGAAACGAGCATCCCAAAGTGGGAATATGACAGAATGGCAAAATGAATCTAGTACTGTTATGTCATATATTAGACCCTCTGACGGAGCTTTTGTTGGACCAGTTGTGGTAACCGGCTCCGACACCCATACGGATGACATCTTCAAGATCGTGGACTCGGTTGATACAACCAAAGGAATTCTATTCGAAGTGGCGGGTGTCTCAACTGGGACCGTTAAACTTATTTCATTCCCTGACACTTCTGGTTATCTAGTTCTATCGAGTACTGCCTTCACCACCCCGAATCGAATTTTATATGTTTCCAACTCTTCTGGCCTAGCGGCAGATGCTTCTTTGCTCGCGTGGGACCAGACGAACGCCCGTCTCGGGGTTGGTACTACAAGCCCCCAAGCCCCGCTGCATGTTGGAGCGTACACGCACTCCGGCGGCGCGATCTATGATGGCATCATCGAAGGCCGCCTGCTGCTCGGGAATCAGTTCCAAGCCTCGACTGCGTTCGTCGCGGGACGTGCGCTCGATATTCGTCACAGCATTGGAAGCAACGTCGGGATCACGTTTATCAATATCCAACCCAACCTCGGAAACGTAAGCAACTACTCCGGAAACTTCTTTGCTGTTAGCATCCAGCCAACAGGCACCCCGGGGGGCACCACCGGGAGTTACGTCTACAACACTCTCCGCATCCTCTCCTCCGGCACCATCGTCGCCGCCGGGGCCACCTGTTCGGATGCCGTTGCGCTCTCGTTCCAGGCCACCCCGGTTGAGGGCTCAGGGACGATCAGCAACTACACTGGTGGGGACTTCAATCTTCAGGGCACCGCTACCCCTCGTTTCATCAGCGATGCTGGAGCCACCACCAACGGAACCACGACGCTGACCGTCGCCAGTACGACCGGCATCAGCGCCGGGTGGTGGATCAACCCCGGCTCGATGACGACGATCCCGGTCCAGACCACGGTGGTCTCCATCGACAGCGGTACCACGCTCACGATGTCGAACGCAGCGACCGGCTCCGAGGGGCCGTCAACGTGCGTGTTCCAGCCGTTCGGCACCGATATCCGCGCTGCCAGAATTCGCCTTTCGGCACGCGCGCACGCGATGACGAACCTAGTAGGATTCAAATTCGAGGCCCCGTCCTCGTCGTATGCTATGGTCAAGAACGTCGCCTACATCTGGTCGAACGCTCTGATCGCGGACACTGGTCTGACGACCAACTGGTCGTTCATCAAACACGATATCACCGCGGTGAATGCCACGGCCATCTGGGCTCTGGACTTCACTAGCACCAACAACAGCAGGCACGCGGGCAAACTCTCACTCGGCAAGACCACAGCGCCAACCTCCTGGTTAGAACTGGGAGCGGGCACTACTACTGTC